ATGCTCACCGTTAAGCAGATTGAAGCAGCAAAGCCGAAAGAAAAACCATACCGCCTACTCGATGGTAATGGCCTGTACCTTTATGTCCCTGTGTCAGGGAAAAAGGTATGGCAGCTTCGCTACAAGATTGACGGTAAGGAGAAAATCCTGACCGTAGGAAAATATCCGCTAATGACTTTGCAGGAGGCAAGGGATAAAGCATGGACTGCGAGGAAAGACATCTCGGTTGGCATCGATCCGGTAAAAGCGAAAAAGGCTTCGTCTAACAACAATTCCTTTAGTGCGATTTACAAGGAATGGTACGAGCACAAGAAGCAAGTCTGGTCAGTAGGCTATGCAACTGAACTTGCAAAAATGTTTGATGACGACATTTTACCTATCATCGGCGGCCTTGAAATTCAGGATATTGAGCCGATGCAACTGCTGGAAGTAATCCGCAGATTTGAAGATCGCGGTGCAATGGAGCGAGCCAACAAAGCCCGCAGAAGATGCGGCGAGGTTTTCCGTTACGCTATTGTCACTGGTAGGGCTAAATATAACCCGGCGCCTGACCTTGCTGACGCCATGAAGGGATACCGCAAGAAGAACTTCCCGTTTCTTCCTGCAGACCAGATCCCTGCATTCAACAAAGCACTGGCAACATTTTCAGGAAGTATCGTATCGCTCATTGCCACCAAGGTTTTACGCTATACAGCCCTCAGAACAAAAGAGCTTCGTTCCATGCTATGGAAGAACGTCGATTTTGAAAACAGGATTATCACCATTGACGCCAGTGTGATGAAGGGACGCAAAATTCATGTGGTCCCGATGTCAGACCAGGTGGTTGAACTTCTCACTACGCTAAGCTCAATCACCAAACCAGTATCAGAGTTTGTTTTTGCCGGGCGCAACGATAAGAAGAAGCCGATCTGCGAGAACGCGGTGCTGCTTGTGATCAAACAAATCGGCTATGAGGGTCTGGAAAGCGGTCACGGATTCAGGCATGAATTCAGCACGATTATGAACGAGCACGAATGGCCTGCTGACGCTATTGAAGTGCAACTGGCACATGCCAACGGCGGATCTGTGCGCGGGATTTACAACCATGCACAGTATCTCGATAAGCGCAGAGAAATGATGCAGTGGTGGGCGGACTGGCTTGATGGTTTAATAGTTTAATAGTTTAATAGTTTAATAGTTTAATAGTTTAATAGTTTAATAGTTTCAGTCCAATATTACATTTTAGCATTGCAAACAAATATTCACTCACGCAACGGTTAATTAAGAAGCAACCAAGTAATCTTAGTGATGATGTTTCAGAATGATGAGTAACAAATCGTTAAATCAAGTATTCGATGCTAGTGTTTTGAGCCTCTTTAGCTGATATTATTGTCGTTTACTCTACTTTACATTGAATTGTTTGATGACCATGACTACACGATATAGATCTGATATTGATGGCCTACGAGCACTTGCTGTCCTTCTTGTTTTTGCTTATCACCTCAAGCTATCACCTTTTAGTGGCGGCTTTATTGGTGTTGATGTCTTCTTCGTTATCTCTGGATTTCTTATCACTGGTATTGTTATAAAAGCTATTGACAGAAATAGTTTCTCATTATCTGACTTCTTTAACAGAAGAATAAAGAGAATAGTACCAAATGTTTTTTTAGTTGCATCTTGTACAATTATAGCCGGATGGTTCATCCTATTACCAAAGGATTATTCTTCACTTATTAGTAGCTATTTGTACACATCCATCTACGCTGCTAACTTTTATTTTTGGAAAGCGACAGGAGCTTATTTTTCATCTTCTGCAGATGAGATGCCACTACTTCATATGTGGTCATTGGCCGTAGAGGAGCAATATTACTTTATATGGCCAATTATTATTTTACTTGCACTAAAGCACATTAAGACAAAACATATTGGTGTTATTACATTAATAATTTCAGTATTTGCCTTTATATTCTCTGAAATAATGGCAAGGCGTTACGCTGGGTTCTCATATTATATGCCAATCACACGCTCTGGAGGCTTGCTTCTAGGGTCCGCCCTAGCATTAATGAATAGAGATTATAAAAAAATAAGGGAGTTTAATTCTTACATAGTAGTAATATTAGGAACTATTCTTATTGCGGCATCATCTGTAACAGTGAACAAATTATCAGTGTTTCCTGGGTTAAATTCTGCGATACCATCATTTGGTGCAATGTTAGTAATTTTAGGGGGGAACGGTTTTAATGGCAATGTGATATCAAAAATCTATGGTTCAAAAATAATATCCACAATTGGATTGCTATCATTCTCAATATATCTTTGGCACTGGCCGTTGATTGCATATTCAACATATATGGGAGTGATAGACTCACTTGAAGTCAAATTGACAATAGTACTCCTGACATTTATTTTATCATATTTAAGTTTAAAATTCATTGAGAATCCAATAAGAAAATCAAAAATATCATTTGTTCGTTCTTTTATTTTTATTAACACATTTTTTATTGCAACTGCTTTTATTGTGTTGTTTATGTCAACTATAACAAATGGCTTCAAATTCAGAAGTGTAGGAGAAAATCATAATTTAGATGTGAAATATGCTGGAATGGACGAAGGATGGTGTCATGTTAGCGCAGAAGGAAAAAATGGCATAACTTTTAATGAGTCTATGGCCAAATGTTATATAGGTGATAAAACATCAAATAAAGAAGCTCTATATATTGGTGATTCCAATGCAGGGCATTACGGTCCATTTGTAGATGAAATGGGTCGCAGGGCTGGAATAAAAATAAATCAACTGAGCACTTCATCTTGTTACCCAACAAGAGAAGTTAAGAAAGATGGAGAAAACCCTGATGTCTGCATAAACTTCAGAAGAATAATTAATGAAAAAATAAAATCTGGTAAATATGATACAATTATCATTGCTAATAGATGGGCAAGGGATGATAAGAATATGTCATATAAAAACGCTAACTTCACCGAGTTCCTATCATTTTACTCATCTCACGCAAAGAAAGTTATTATTATGGATCAAATGCCTGAGTGGGTAATAAATCCCGCTGCCTGCTACGAGAGAGGAACATGTGATGCTGAAACTAATTTTGATCTAGCACCAGGATTGGATGAGTCGCGTAAAAAAATAGAAAGCGCAGCATCACATTTTAATAATGTTTATCTTGTTGACCCGTACTACCTAATGCTTAAGAATAAAAAATACACACCTTTCGCAATGGGATACCCTATGTACCATGACAATGGTCATTTAAGCATCAATGGAATGATGTGGATTGCGGAAAAATACTTGCAAGATAATAAAAACCCACTTGAAGATTAATTGAGTTATAATTTTTATTGGTAATATGAACCTCTTAATTTATGAGAGGTTCATATTTTCATTGAAATATTTAATTGTGCTCCTTAGCAAAGCGCAAGCTACCTGCGCTTAATACTGCAGATAACGTATCTCCCACTCTAGTCACACTTAAGTTGCTAGTTCCTGCAATGTAACTAACAGTTGTCGTTGTTGCCAGTGTCATAACTATTGGTATAGTTATGACTCGTTCTGTACCTCCGCTATCAACAAACTGAACAGATAAAAACTGAAACCTTCTATTTATTTTATATGAAAATGATAATCCAGATATGGATAATAATCCACTTTGTCCTATTTTTATATTCCAATCAGAAAAATCAGTTATGTTAGATGGGTCTATATTATTTTGCGAGTACCATGATGTTATTGCGCCTGATGATGTTTTTCCTTTAAAATAAACAAATGAACTACTTGCTTTTTTAAAATTATTATCACATATGATAACCACCTCTTGAGTTGATAGTTTAGTTTCATCATAGAATGCGCTGGTAAGTACTGCGTCATCTGCGTTAACACCCCGTATCTCAGAAATCTTAGTCACACCAGCCCTGTCAGTGTCTTCCGCTTTGTTTATGAGAGAGTCTGTATTGTTTACCCACGCAGACAGCACTCTAGCCACAGGGGTGTTATACTGACGCATCAATTGCGAAACACCAGAGATAATACCTGCCTTTAAAGTGATTTCCTGGCAATTGTTGCCGTAAGCAAGGATTGGTTTATTCACCCCATCCCATCTATAATTACCAACTTCAACATCAATTCGTCCACCACTGCACCATACAACAGCATTTGTTTGTCCTCCGTCAAACTTAACCCCATAAACAGCACCAACTTTAACAAAAGCGTAGCGTTCGGCGTTTATTTTCATTTGAAGCGGGTTGTTGCTGGTTCCCGTGACGTACCCAATATCTATACGGCAATTATCTCCTGCGCCATCTACGTTAATGCCGCGGTGGTCAGATCCAATAACCCCGCCAGAGCCGACAACGCTACAGTTTTCACAAGTAAAGAAACCAATAGGGTTGTTGTTGTGCGGTTTAGAATGAATGGAGTTATATTCTGTACCTATCTTGCCGTTAAGAATGTAGGTAACATTTTTCATAACAGCTGTAATTGTGTAGTTATTGTCATCCCAAACCGTTGCATCAGGGTTAAGAAAATGTGCAAAGGACCACATCCCCCCGGAGTTTAACCCCATAATTTCTGGCCCTACCGTGGGGTCATCGTAACGCCCCATAACTGTAACCCCAGCTTCGTGGTGTATTTCTATATTATCTCGTAAGGGATGAATAGAGCCAAGAACATAAAAAGTACCTGTTGCACCATATTCAAATTTACTGAATCTTGTGTCTCTTACCAGTTTTTGAATTACATTACGGTTATGCGCAGCGTTTAGCGGAACATATTCACCTTCAATAATGCCAGCGGAAGCGAAATTAGGCGTCATTAAAATAAGATACCCGCCAACTGCAGAAATATAAAATATAGGTGACTGTGGTTTTTCAGTTGTAAACACCCAATCTGTTACAACTGGAACATTATAATAATAAGTTCTAACCTTTTTCCCATCTGTTAACCCTAATATTGATTGGGCCTGTTCAACGGATGAGCATTCGAGAATAGCACCACCAACGATAATGGCTCCTGCGCTCCCCTGTAATTCTTGCCGTAGCTGATCAGGATCATACTTCAGAACATTAGGAAAATAGAACTGCTGCACACCGTACGCATCATAAATAGCCATAGAATGGCCTTGCACAGTTACGAACTTAGCAATCTGTCCGTTATATACCGGATATCCAGCAGCGTTAATGATGATTGGTTGCGAAACAGGAACGTGAGAACCGTCTTCGTTTTCCACATAAACCTGAATCTGGTTTTCAGGATTTACCGGGTCAGTGTCAATTTTTCCGATATAAATTTTGCCATTGGCTACGGCTTTAAAAGAACGAGCCATAGTGAAGAGTTGCGAAGGCATCGATACGATCACATTGGCTGTAATGTCTGTCATTTAATTTGCTCCAGATACAAGGAATCACCGAAGCATGGCTACGGTTGATGTTTGTTGCATACCGAAATGGTACGATTGTTGATTTGTACAGTAGGTTTTACGATGCCATTCCACCCATTTGGTGAGGCATTGATGATGTACAGCAAATACGATGAGGCGCAGTTCCACTTGAGGCTTACGCACGAGTTGCACGCTAAGATTAAGCAGCGTGCAAAAATGAATAACAGGTCTATCAATTCCGAAATTGTGGCTACGATGGAAGAATCACTCTCCAAACCATCACCTGTAAGCGGGTATCGTGATGAAGAAGAGAGGTTGGCCTCATTAATCTCGGAGCGAGTAAAAGAAGTTGCGGCTGATATCCTTAGAAAAGAAAAAACCCGCGATTAAGCGGGTTTAGTTGGTTAGTTATCAAAAAGTCCGTACGTTTCTTCTTCTTCAGGTGTAAGGGGAAGAATCTCTACTCTATCTATAGATATCTTTTCAATGTACCCATGAGGTCTACTTAAAATTAAAGCTCTCTCATGCCACAGAACTCCAAGAATGTGATACCTTCCAGCATCGCCTTTTACCCTGGCTCTTCCTTTGATTCTTGGCGGCATAATGCCATATTTTTTCTTTGCCATTATGCAACATTACTCCCATGAATCAGGTGTTGTAGTGCTTTAACACCTTCCTCATTGTAGCGGAATGCTTCCACCTGTTTGCTGGAATGCGCAGATTTATCCAGGAAGAACTTCCCGTACTGCTCAGTTTTGAGGTTGTTTGCGTTAGCAATGCGACCAATCTTGTTGGCCGTTACTCCAAGCTGCTCTGCAACCTCCCCTGCTGAGTAGTAATGCTCTTCTATTGCTGGAAGAGGTATTGCATTAAAACCAACGATCGGGTTGATTATGCTTGCTGCCGCAGTCTGCTTTGCTTCCGGCGCAAGATTTGGCATCAAATCGAACAGATTGGTAACAGCTTCAACCGTCATTTTCAATGTTCGCGCCTGGCGATACTCAACAAGTCCACTAGACGATTTACCGCTTTTAATGTGCGCTTCTTGCATACTTTCAAGTTGGTCTACAAGTGAGCGGCGAACAGCTTTAGATTCACGAGCAGCCACTCGAAGGGCTTGCTTAATTGACATAACAACTTTTTCAGAAGTTGTCTTGTTTGATTTTTGAACTACGAAAATTTCGTAGTGCTCACCTTCAAGTTCATCCTTAATGCGTGCAATAAAGTCGTTATTGCGGACTTCTTTTTCCCCGCACTGTCTACGAGCATGATTGACCATCTCTAACAGGTACTGGCTATCAATGGTTTTATCCGTGACAACGGATCCGATGTTTGCTACATTCTTAAAAGTCATTAGGCATTCCTTATGTGGTAGTAAGGGTGTGACATAGGCCGCCAGCAGCACACTGGCGGTTTTCTTTTTGCGCCGTCCGGCGCACCAATCAATGAATCCATTCCTCGCCGCGCAGTTTTGCCAGCATTGGCTGAGCGTTCTTTACGACAAAATTGTTGGTATCAAGATTCTTCATTTCACGAAGAAGTGATTTCTTGGTTTCTTCTGACATGTAGCGAGTCTCATATGCAATATCGTAAATCCTTCCTGAAAGCTCAGAACCAATTTGCTTCATTCCTGGGTAGATGTGTTTGCACATTTGTTGACTCTTCTCCATCCACAATTGTAAGTAGCAGAGATTAACCAGTTCTTCGTCAGTAAACTGTTTTGCAATCGGTGAGCATTCTGCCTGCCGATCCAAAATATCCAGCACCCAGCGGCGGAACTCTTTGGCTACCTGAGTGCGAGCAAACATCGCGATTAGGTGGGCACCGCGTAGTGAGAAAACACGCACTTTTTTACGATAATTTCCTGAGGTACTCACTTCGAGTACCTGAGTCATTCCGGCGCTAAACTCATCGCTATACTTGTTATAAATCATTGTTACTGCACGACTATTTGCGTATTTAAGTGCAGATGCAATATTAGATGATGTAAACCAAACACCATGCATATCACGGGTGGGCACCAATTCAACTCCGTGGAAGTTGTAATCTGATTTTGCTACAATATTCATGTTAGTTTCCTTGCATACGGTTACTGACATAGAGGCCCGGTTTGTGTTCACGCACTGCCGGGCTTCACTATTTTTACTGGGCATTAGCTCTTTCCTCTCTCAGGCTTTTAGCCAGTCGCTGCACAATCGCAGAGTTGATAGAAATTCCATCCATTTCAGCAACACGTCTAATCTCCTCCTTCATTCGCGCTGGCAAACGAAGCTGGAAACTTTGACTTTTACGACCTGTGTAAAGCACATCTTTCATAAGTAATTCTCCCACAATGATACCAACTTGGTTCTAGAACCAATTTAACACCATTTATTTTGATGTCAAGTTGGTGCTATTGTTTAGCGAACATCTTTACGTTGAGGTCATATGAGCAAGTTCCCTAGTCATGAAATGGATAGGTTCAATATCAGGCTTCCTGCAGGAATGCGGGATGCTATAGCTGAACGAGCCAAACGTAACGGCAGATCAATGAACTCAGAGATTGTTCAGATACTGGAAGATGCCTTGAATGCAGAAAATACACTCGGGGAAATAGCAGATAAAATCAACAGCGTCTCGGTTCCGCTAAATGTTGATGCGCTAGTTCAACTTCAAGCCCAGGTTATCGCCATGCAAAAAGAAATACAGGAAAAGTTCAGAGAGCAGAACGAAAAGTTGAGAGAACTGCTAAACAAAAAAACCACCTGACGGTGGGTTAATTTTTGCCTTTTTTGGACCATATTGACTACTCATAAAATGAGATCAATATTTAATCGCCCAATAACGGGTGCATGTTGAGGTATATCATGGCGAAAAAACCAGGTGAAAACACAGGAAAAAACGGCGGAATATACCAAGAAGTTGGCCCGCGCGGAGGTAAGAAAGACAATTTTGCCACCGTCAAGGACAACGAAAGGCTTCCGCCAACAACAAAGCCAGGTCATGGCTGGGTATTAGATAAGCGAACTCCAGACAGCAAAAAGTAATAATCAAGCCGGGTCACTCCGGCTTTTTGATATGTCGCTCGCAGAACTCAACAAGCCTGCTCATTAAGTAGCAGTAAGTCTCGTTGGCTCTTCCTGGTTCAACATCAACGCCGACCCTTGAGCAGATATCGAATGCCATGTGAGCGCACTCATGGGCAATAGTAGATAGTTTACCATTGAACACACCTATCACATGCAAAACACCATTCTCGCTGCTCATTGTATGAGACGCTCCGTTGGCATCCGAGTCCTGCACGTCCACGCCAAGTTTTTGATGCAGGCGTTGCCATTCTGGAAAGTCTCTGCAAAACACAATTGTACCGCTCTCAAAGAGCGGAACGAGCATTTTTGGTACGTTTCCAATGTTAACTTTTTTCATGGTATCCTGCTCAAAACTAAGGAGGTTGGTGTGAAGCGATGGTTCCTCATAATTACTGTTTTCGCGATCATTTACACTATTTTCCCTGCATTAAAAGCACCAATGCAAATAATTTCACTAGCAATAATTTCGATTAGTGCTTTCATTGCAGTAGCCGTACTTGTGTTTAAGGTTTTAAAGTTTTTAGTTTGGCTATCAAAAGATGATGGATGCAAAGTTCATCAAGAAAAAGAAGGCAAAATAACCAAAGTTGACTAACTGTCACTAGCGAGCCATGTAATAATCCCCGTGCGGGCAATGGTTTTTGCTTCATCTGTTGATAAGGTTTTCTCCCATCTCTTAAATGCCCCAGATTGCATCAGTTTCCTTTCTATTGCGCGTCTCACTTCTGCTCTGTCTACTGGTGCGTTTTGCAGGCGAAATAGCATTGATTTAAACTCAGGAGAAGATAGCAGAGCATCAGCAGCCTTTATCCTGCTTGTTTTCCCTGACATCAATGCAGACGTTATCACCCCTGTTGCACCTACACCAGGGAGACCAGATAAGCTTGTAATACCTTCCGCCGCAGCAGCTTTTGAGGCTATTCCATAAATTTTTGCGAGACTACCCTTTTCTTTCAGAAAGTTATTAACTTGCTGATCCACAAGACTACTAGCATACTGCTTACCAGTATTGAGTCTATTCATAGCCTTAGCTGCTTGATAAATCGTATCAAGGCGCTTTGATGCATCTGTGCCAATAGCATCACGGAGAGCCTTCATATTGGCCCCATTGCGTGACATTCCGTTATACCATTTTACAAATCCATCAACTCCTAATTGCTGACCAGGTGATTTGGCATAGCTGGTAAATGCTTTATTCATTGAGGTGAGCGCAACTTCCTGCCGCATATCCTTTGGAATCGACTTCATTAATTGCCTAAAGTCGCCACCGTTTCCTTTTGCCATATTAACAACAGCACTTTCAACTTTTGGAATTGCTGATTGCTGAAGTTTTCTACCCAAGACGGTTACAGCATCATCTTCAATGGATTTTCGTTTTTTTACCAACTCCTTACCAAGCGTCCATAATTCCCCTGCGCCATATTTTTCTGCGACAGCCTGTTGGTCATCTGTTATGGCTGCATATAACTTTTTAAGAACACCTGTTTCTTCATCCTTGAATGGACCAGAGCCTTTGCCAATAGCTTGTCCAACCTGCTTTCTAGCGAGATCTAAACGCCCATACGTTGGCAAGGTGTTTGGATCAAGTCGGTTCAATGTCCGCTTCATTATTGGAGATAATTCATCAATTCCACCTATGTCATCAGCAAAATCCTCTAAAAAATTCAATGTATTAGTTGCCTCAATCCGGTCTCTTACAGGAACCTTTTCGGCAATTTTGTTGTAGATGTTATCTGACTGATTTTGTAATGATGAAATGGTTTTATCAAAATTATCTGCAAGCCTGTCAGAAACCAGTTGCTTATCAAGGCTTCCCCCAAATGAAGTTATCATTTCATCAGCTTTTCTTCCTAATTCAGTAATAAAACGCTTATGCGCCTCACTAATCTCTGTTCCAGGGAGACTTGCCACTGCATTATCAAGAGCCCTGACAGCAGGATTATTAGAGATCATGCCTGGAGTGGCATAATTTTCCAGTTCTAGCTCACGAATAGCATTTATCGCGTTAAAATCAGGATTAACTTCATCGGCGAAATCTTGAATAGCTCGTTGCCCGCCGATAAATTTATTGTCCATTGCGCCAGCAGCTTTCTTTAACGTTGCTTTAGATGATTTACTACCCATCCCTACGGATGAGCGATAAATATCTCCGGCACTATTTTTAATTTTTCCTGCAATCTTCCCAAGCGCTGGACCAACAATCTCGGCTACAGGGCCAGCCACAGCGCCAATAGCAGCGCCGGAAGCAACATCGCTATTTGTTCCATTGGCTACAATAGCCCCTTCTCCAGCACCAAGCCCTGCGGCGGCAGCCAGCCTTGCCGCCCCTTTCGGAACCTGAGAAATAATCCCACCACCACTAACAAATGGCGCTGCTTGTCCAACGAACTCACCAACATCTTGTGCGGTTGATGGTTTTGCCGCTAACTTCTGCTGTAGAGACTGAATTGCGGCTTGCTCTTCTGGTGTCATGTCCTGAAACAGGCCAACACCTTTACCAACATCCATCAATCCACTGAGAACGCCATACATAAAACGGTCGAAGCCGTTAGCATTATTAACAACATTTTCCTGTCTGGAATTTTCCTCTAGTGAAACCAAAGGAGATTGCTGCTGTTCTGGTTGTGCATCAAGCACAAAGCCATCAGGAAGCTGTGAGTTATCAGGCTGATTATCGAGAACAAATCCTTCGGGTAAACCTACATCGGTTGCCATTGTCCGTTCCTATAAATGAGTTTCTGACCAGTTTTAGGGTTCGTTGCCGTCGCGCCTTCTGATATCCCACTTGGCGCAGCTTTTGTCTGCCCATTACCACCTTGTGGTGTAGGCTGCGCTGGGACATCGTCAAATAGCTTGGCCTTCCTTCTCCCTAAGCTTTTTTTCAGCCCTTGAGGAATAGTATCTCCATACGTATCCAGATATTCGTCTACCTGCTGGTTAAACTGCTGCCCCATAGCGTTGGCGTTAATTTTGGCTGCGTTAACAATGTTATCCCTCGCTTCCTGTGACAAGCCATTCCCTGCATTAAGCTGGTCTACATATCCTTTTATCTGCCCCCATATGCCATCAGAGCGCATGACCTGAACCTGTTCACCTTCGCGAACAACTGACTGAGGGTCGAGAGACTTCATGTAATTAAAGATAATCCCAAGTTGGGCAGCGCCAGTATTTACCTTGCTAAGGGCTTGCAGAGAGTTTGCCGCCGCTCTGACAGAGTTATAATTTTTGCCAAAATTGGTAATATCAGAATTTAATCCCTTAATTAAGTCTGCTGACGGCTTACCTTTTTGCCCCAGCTCCATTAGCTTCAATCCCATCTCATCTGAGTGCATTTGTGCCCGCTGAGCCCTGTCTAGTTGAGCATTTTGGATATTTGCCCATCCTCTCGCGTTCTCCATGTCAGCCTGACGGATGCTTTCATCCAATCGCCCTTTCTCAAGTTGGCGACCAACCATCTTATCCTGATAATCCAGCATTTTATCCGGACCAACAGCCCCTAGCGTCATAGTAGTCAGCATGTGTGATAGCTGCTCTGGATTCTGAATACCTGTCTGAATCATCCAGTCAGCATTAGCACCAACGCGATTTAACCTGTCCTTGTTGTCAGTAATGAATTTACTGTAGGCTTCCGGCCCCTGAGAAAGAGCGACGTTAGCCCTCATGGCTAAATCGCCCATATCGTTGCGTTGCTGATCATTAAGACCGGAAAACGCCTGTTGTGCCTGTGCAACAAACGCTGGATTTTCCTGGGCAAACTTAAATAGTCCCGATGGATCACCAGAAGCCCATGCATCAGCGTGAACCTTATTGAACGCACTAATAGCTTTCTGTTGCTGTTCCTGATTGTAAATATCAGCAACTCCAGCCAGACCACGTAACGCGGTCAGGCCAACGTTATTTGCACCTGAGCGAGCCAGTTCATTGTTTTCGCGGATCAGACCAAGCGTTGCGTTAATGTCGCTTGCCTTTGGCGCATTCTCATTTTGCGTACCGATGCCAGCCAGAAAACCACCAGAATTAATACCCTGTTGCCACGTAGCCATTGATTACCCCTTAAAACAACGAGCCAAGCAGACCAAGACCGCCGCCGATCGCAGCCCCCCACGGAGTTGATGAACCAATTAATTTCGCAAGTCCAGCCCCAGCAATAGCACCAGACGCACCTCCGCCAATAGCAGATTGCATTGCTGATGGTCTGTTGGCGTTTGCCGCCGCCAGCGCCGCGCTTTGCTGTGAAATCTGGCTCATGTTGTTGGCATATGTTTGCCCGGCGTTTGCCTGACCTTGCAGTGCGCCAAGACCAATATTTGCCAGATTCTGGTAGTTGTTCATCTGACCAGATAGCCATTGCTGACCAAGCGTTGGTGCGATTGTTGCTAACTGATTACCGGTTGCAGTGGAACCCAATCCACCTGTTGCTTCCGCTGCCGCCAGACTCTGATAGCGAGCCTGACCAGCAAGATCTTTGTACTGCTGAGAGTTGTAATACTGGTTAAGTGCCTGACCTTGCCCTTCCAGAGACGATAAGTTCTCGAGGCTGCCGACATACTTATCAGCCAGAGGAGTAAACGGCTTCAGGTTGTTCATGATGGTGTTGAACTGCTGATTTTGCAGGTCTGCTGCATACTTCTGAGCTTCTGCGGCATACTTTGCGCTTTTATCAGAACTGCCACCTTTCCCGCCTTTTTCAGGGCAATAAGGTTCCTCGCCGCGCAGTTTTCTGCCCAGCTTAAATGCATATAACATGGCTATCTCCCGTGATTCAGGAAGTCGATTAGTTCTTCGCGTGTAGCACTGTAAAATGTCACGTCATCCACGCCTTTGAAGTATTTCTTGATGGTTCCTACACGCTTAAGGCCAATCATTGCGCAGTAAATCTGCCCGTGGCGGAATTTGCGTGCGGCGAACGATGTGACGCACTGAACGGTGGTGTTAGTCAGAATGTATCGCCAGAACGCCAGCCCGATTTCCTTGCTGAAGCCGCGAATCTCTGGCAGGTACATGGCGTGGCAATCAAAGGTTAGCGGCTGAATTTCCTGATAGTAAACAATGCCGCCAAACTGACCGTGCACGTTCACCTCGAAGTAACGGCATTCAGGCTTGTAGTCGTATCCATCACCGTTGTTGCTTCCGGCAATAATGTCAGGGTGATTTCCGACTGCTTCGATCAGGTCGATGTTTCGCGTTGGTTTGAACTGAATCATCACTGCTCCGCAATGATTTTGATGGTTGTGGCAGTAAACGCCGCCCCATTTGACTGAATGGTTAACGTACTGCCATTTGTGGCAAGAAAGCCGTCTTTATCCACGCTGAAGAACGTAGCTAACAGAATGTTGTCGGTTGTTGTCGCCGAGTTGCGACTGCTTACCAGTGTGTCAGGAACAGAACCGGAAAATGTTAGCTGCATTGACCTGTTGGCGGTTCCGCTGGGCCACGTCCCGACAATCGACAGCTTGAAGAACAGGGTTTTGTTCTCGTTGAACACAACCATCTTGTTGTTAACAGTGTCGAAGAATGGTGCCAACGTTCCGGATGACGGCGTGAGCGTTTTCAGCAGGCTAACAAGGTTGGTCGGCGCTGTCGGGATGGTTACAGATACGCCAGAGTAAACAACCTCTGACTTCTTGCGCGTGGTTGCATACTCCAGAGCATCAATGCGCGTTTCATGGTCTGAAAGCGTGTTTTGAATGGCGACAACTTCATCAGTCAGATACTCAATATCGTTTTCTGCTGTCGTTAATCGTGAATCAAGGCCGACTATCGCCGCTTCTGCGTTAGTGATCCTTGTTTCGTGGTCCTGTATCTTCGCTTCAGCCGATGCCAGTCGAATTTCGTGATCGACCAGAATCACATCCTGCTCATCGTTCCTGACCTGTGCATCATAAGCGCCCTGTCCGGCCTCGTTGGCCTTGTTAGCCACGTTGCCAACATCAGTACCCTGTGCGATAACGTACAGCAGATATGACTGCGAGAAGATATTGCGTGGAAGGACTGATGTATCGAGCCGCGTAGCCTGCACAATAACAGGGGTATTGAGATTCGAATCCGCCATTACTCAATCCTTATCTGGCAGCCAGACAAAGTGACAGGTGACTTCGTGATAACGCGCAATTTGAAGCCAATGTTTTTCCTGATGCGCCCTACTTTCTTCCACAAAACGCGTTTGTCGTAAACGAACGGTTCATTCTGCTCAATCATCTGCTCACGCCCGTAATTGATGCCGTCAGTGGTTGCAGAGAGAAAAAGGCGGTCGGCGTACTGCGCAACGCCAGTTGACGATTCAACTTCAAGGTCGAAAACTCTGGCGTTATCCGCTTTGAACAACGGAGTAAACAGCAGGTGTTCCTGTTGCTTGTCGTACTGGCTGCTGATATCGAACTGCAATTTCCCGGTAACCGATTCCAGCTTATCGCCGCACGTTATCTGATTGCCTTCGTAAATGAAGTCGATAGCGCGGTACACATCGTCATACAAGCCAGTTTTCAACACACACCATTGCGGACCATTGGCGCTTGAAGATGCGTCGTACACGAGAACATGGCGCGGAAGGTGGATAATCAGCAACTCATGAGCATCAAATCTCAGCGATTCCATCACACCATCAGCCAGTTCATCAGCAGTGTAGGAGCGGAGGATTTTCTCAATGCTCGCGCTGGCGATTGGTGAAACCTGACCGGATCCGATGATGTATACAGACGGAGCACCTGTTGCCGGATTGCTGATGAACGCATAAGAATCAGCGAATGGCGTTTTGCAGTAAGTCCCGGCGATGCCTTTTTGCACCATCAGTGATGGCTGTGCGACATACAAAGCGGCACCAACGGTGGTTGCGCCAGTCAGGGAAAAATACTCAATCGTCGATGAACCAAAGCAGACGATGAAGTCTCGCCATGTTCCGATTCCGATGATGCCGTCAGGCTGCGACTCGGCACGATATTGTGCGCTGTAGCGGTCAGGATGCGATTCGTCTTCAAGGTCAGTGATAAACCATGAATCAGTGCCGTCTTTTGACCACGCATAACGCCCGCGTAAGCGCGTAATGTCACGAACAGAACCTAACTCATACTGCGTAAACCCGCTGTCTGCAGGCCAGTTTGAGACGGTTTTAACCGTGCCATCATAGCGATACTCGACCAGTTGACCATTAACGCCTACAGCCTGAGATGTCCGACCATGTGCCATTGATACGCGACCACTTCCAGCGACGTCACCGACTTCGCTTTCGCCTTTGTAGAGCTTCCCACCACACACGCGATAAACAGCATTCTGCGCCATGTTGTACTCGACACCGCGCGATACACCATTCACATCAGAACGTTTGGCAATGCCAGGGAATGAGCGAAGATATCCGCTGCTGTTGAGTATTTCTTTGGGTGTAGCCAACATATTCACTGGCAGATAGTCGATATAGTCGGCGTTTCGAAAGTCTTTGCCGACACCTTTCATAAGCGGAAGTTGCTGAATCGGCATTTATTCACCTATGCGTTTGGGATATCGCCATCAATCAGAGGGAGATCGCCTGGATAATATCGGTCAGATGTAAACACGTCATATTTATTACCCTGTCCTACAGGAAAATCTCCACGTCGTCGCATTGAAGGAACAACCAGAGTGTCGGTCATCAAGGCATCATATGAGCGTTTGGCGTTACTGAGAACTTGCGGAGTTGGTTCAAGGCTGTAATCAGATAGCATTCTCAGCAATAACTGATAGCCTACTGCGTGTTTGTATTTTCTTGGAAGACCTGACTCATCATCTGGTAATGGCTGCTCATCTCCAGTTGCGAAAGCGTAACCAATGTCGCCGGGGTTAATCATCCACTCGGACATCATATCTTCCAGATCATTTACACCATCTTCAATTGATTGCGGCTCAACATCAGTCAGCGATGCATTAGAAGCAATAGCAAACTTACGAAGCGCAAAAAGGACGATCTCACCCTTTGTCAGTACTGTTGCCATTGTCTGCCGCCTTACGACCTCGCTTACTGGTCGGTTTCAATTCATCAACTGAGGCAACAAAGCCCAACTTTTCGAAAAACTGGAAGTCTTTTTCTGCGATAACGGCCTGTACATGTCCGGATTCGTTATCTGCGGCAAGGAATACACTCATGCGATCCATATTGTTTCCTTAAAACATAAAAGGGGCGGAAGCCCCTTGTTATTACGGATTACCGAAGAACTGACCGCCCATGTGAGGGTTAAAGCACACATATGCAGGCAGTAAGTCAAAGCGCATTTTTTGCACGTTGGCATCGCCATCTGCGTATTTATGTACGCGGATGGAGAAACCTTCATATGTTGCAACAGCAGAATCAATACTGTGCAGTTTCGGCAGTGGGATAGAGCCAAGTCCACAGAAGAACTTGTTATAGAACAGGTTTGGCTTCATTGTCTGGCTAGCAGTGCCTACTACAGATACGGCATCGCCTGCCGCTACCTGACGACTTACAGAGTTGTACTGCGGGTTTGTAGTGTCATAAATCGGAACACCAGAAAGCGTAACCGTCACATCGCCACTGCTGTCTGAATTAGCATCAGCAGTAACCGTTGCAGTGAAGCTAATTGGTGTGGCTCCGTTATACAACGCCTGTTTGGTCTGCTGTTGCAGCCAGTAGGTATTGGTGAATTTAACCTGATCACCAGCTTTCAGAAAACCTGTAACGCTGGCTGTCGCTCCGGTCAATGTTACAGTGAACTGGTATGAGTCTTTAACTGCGTTATAGGTAACAGTTGGCTGTGTTTTGACTGTCAGTGTTCCGCCAAATGCCCCCTGCGTACGAGAGGCAAGCCCATTAGACATCAGTGCGCGAATGCCGCCAAAATTGGTTGGAATCTGCGCATTCTCCCATGCAGTACGAACCAATTGATCTGAAGCGTGCAAACCAGTCTGCGCATCAGCAAGTCGCTGTGCAGACCATGGATCCATTACAGCATAGTTTTCACCTTCATTAACGCCGAGGTCTTTCAGGAAAGATGCCGTCTGCGCAACATCAGACCATTTGGTGATTGGAGTATTGGGGCTACCAAGTGACAACGCACCGTTATTCATCATGAAGTGAGCAAGCTCTGTTTCAAGGTCGGTAACGATTCGCTGGCGAACCGGCGCGAGAATTTCTTCCAGTTGGTTAAGCTTGATCGCTTCCTCCAGTTGCTGATATTCAACAGCAACAGTGATGTAGTTACCTACACGCCCCGTAGCTTTACCTGAGTTCAGGTTGTTTTTATTTTGCCCTGAAATATCACCAGTGGGAGTACGGAGGGATGAGAATTGATGCGGACGTTTAAAGCTAACGCTATCGCCAGTGCTGGAGTTGATTTCACCTGCCAGCAACTGACGGTCTACGGTTTTCGCCAGAACTAAATCTGACATAAAACCAGGAAGGAATTTTTTCAGAACGATTTGACTGACGTTACTGTCGAGATTGTTAGGCATTTATCTTTTCCTTATTCGATTTTTGCGCCGGGGCATAATTTGTTGAATTCGTCTTGTTTCGCATCAGCACCGCCACCACGTACTTCCGGCTCTGGCTTGATGGCTTTCTTTGGTTTTGGAGCAAGGCTTACCTGTTTGCTAATCTGCCCCAAGAGGAATGCTGCGCGAATTGGATCTGTCTCAGCGGCTACACGCTGGCGTAATTGCTGGCTCTTACCTAAGCCATAGGCGAGTAGTTCAGAGCCTTCGTCTGCACAGTGAATGATGATTTCCTGCTGAATTGGTGGTAGCTCACTAAGAACAATGGCTTCCATTTCCTGATAATCTTTCACAGGAAGTTTGGCTGCCCGTTGTTTATGCGCTTCTACCCTTTGCTGGAAACGCTGCTGGTATTCCTGTTGCTGACGTAGTTTTTGTTGCTGCTGCTGTTCGACACGGCCTTTTTTCTCATGCCAATCAGTCAATGCCTGTTCAAACGCCTGTTCGTCATAATCACACGACTCAAGAGTCGGTTTTGGTGGAATAGCGTCTGGTTGTGGTTGCTGATGTTCCGCAGGCTTGGCTAATGCTTCCTCAAGCTGGCGTCGCAACTCACGGTTTTCTTTCTGTGTTTCTTTGAAGACTTTGCGAAGATCTTTCACCCATTGCGGTGCAGGTTGCCCGTCAATGTGATCATCATCGTCAGCGTTAAGCTGAATTTCTTCATCACCAATACGCAAGGCGTAATCTTCTGGTGTCTCTTCGGTTTTTTCAGGATCAGTTGCCATCTCTTTTCCGTTGTCATCCTGGCTTTCATTCTCAGGCTGTGACTCTGTTTGGATGATGGTTTCTTCTGCATTTTCCTGTGTTTCAGACAGGTCAATAACCTGACCGTCGATGATCAGTTCGTTTTCCATTGATTACTCCTGGTTAACTCGGCATTAAGTCTGCCGGTGACTGTGGTGGTGACTGGAATTGCTGTTGTTGTGACTCGGCGACATCTTTCAGAAGGCGTATTGCCTCCATCACTGCTTTGTCATCGATGTTTCTGGCTTGAGCCAGTTTATAGACAGTGTTTGCCTGACTCTCCATCGCATCCTGCTGGGCAGTAAATGCTTTGATTTGAGTTTGAGCAGTTTCGTTAGTTGCTTTTTGCGCTTCTGCCTGCGCTGCTACCATTTGCGCCTGAGCGAGAACCATTTCAGGATTTGGCTGGCTTTGTGCTGCCATTTGCGCCTGTTGAACAATCTGCTGCTCTTTCTCATTGCGTGGTTTTGCAATACCAGATATCAGCAGTTGGTTTCGGTTGTACTCTTTGAAGTCATCAAGGCCTTCGCCATCGATATTGTCCAGAATAATACCCTGAATTGCCGGGCGCATTGGGTCTGTTGGAAGCATAGAGCTAAGGACATTTGTCAGTACAGAAACCGTTGCATCACGTCGTGCTGTGTAGCTTGGTCCAACATCAACCGTCACATCGTATCGACCGACAGAAAGGTCATTTAACGCAACAACAGCCCCTGTTTGCCTGTCAACAACCTGTGCGCTCATGACAGCGATATCATCACTTCCATCTTCGTTAACGATGCGCACTTCACGTTCTGAACCGTACACTTCACGCGCCATTGACAGCCATACTTCACCAGCGCGTTTAAGACTTTTCGCCATATTGTCCAGATAGATAAACGAAGCCATATCTGCTCTGTTCATCAAGTTGTTAACCGTTTCCTGAGCAATATTACTTGGCATCTGCTGCATGGCCTGACTGCCGCCTGTAACCTCCTGAATATCTGCACTGGTTTGCTGTAGTAATGCAGCCAATGCCTGATTCATAACCGCAGGCTGTGTATATCCTGCCGGGGTAGCTCCAGCGATAATGTTGCCAGATTTATCTCTCACTTCGCGCAACGGCAAGAACGCTGGGCGTTTCTTGTTACGAGCCTCCCAGTGCTTCTCAAGTCCACGAATTTGCTCCATGCCAACTATAGGGATCTGACCGGGGTCTTGCGCTGCAGTATCAGCCAGCATTGATACCTGAAGGTTATACAAACGCTGTGGATCCATTGCTTTTGCAATGTGCCCTTCGACACGCTCAATGTCATCAATGAACCAGCGTTTTCCATAAACCGGGATGAGGGGGATATGTTCACCAGGAATACGTCGAGGTTTCTCAAGGAAACCATCACCATCCACTACGGATACATACACACGACGGCGCTTCACTGAGCGCCTTGCCACTTCATGAAATCCAGCTATTGCCAGTTCATCTTCAATATCTTCAACCTGATCACTGTCGTATGTTGCAATCTCTCCAGTGATTGGATGTCGATAACTGATGACGTCAACAGACTCTTTACGAACTTCGTAATACTTCGCTATGTAAATAACATCTGCATCAAACCAGTCATATTCCCAACTGGTCATAGACGTTACGTCCAGAGAAGCAGGAGGTTTCTTTCCGTATTCAGTCTCATATTTTTCAGGTGACAACGAATACATGCAGAACGCCCACAACGCGTCAGATTTGTCGTACTTCTTAGCGTCAGGGTCAAACCACACAGAGCGCGACGGGTCGTATATTGGTTCAATAGCAATACGCTGACGATCGTCCATGGGGTCGAATTCATTGACCAGCATCGACGTCAAACGGAAGCAACCGAAACCACCGGTAGCAGCGTCGTCAAATGCATTATCGCAAGCCTCACCGCCATCAGTTTCTTCGTAGTCAGCACGGAACAGACCATTTAATTTATTGGCTAACTCTTCGCTTGCCTCTCTGTCACCAGGGCGAAACTTAACAGTGATTCTGTTATTGCGGTATTCTGCAATGATGCGGTTAAGTTCAGTTGCTACCTTATTGATTTCAAACTTAGGATACTTCTCGAACTGCTCATCAAGCTTAGTTCCAGCCGCCGTTGCTCCTTCCCATTGACCTCCGGGGACACGAGCAAACCTCGTAGCTTCAATGCACTTTTCGCGCACTTCCTGCTGTGGAGAATAGGCGCGGTCAAACCTGAGCATGATCCGCTCATGTTTTTTCTCTAATGTCTCTGCCATGTTTACCAACCGGAGGATGAGGGAACGTATATTTCTGTTTCTTCGCGGACCAATGCCGGGCAATGCATACACATCATCAGCGCATCAGCCAGGTTAGGAGATGGGATACCGAGCTTCTGCTTCATTTCGACCTTAGTCATAAGCTCCAGCTTCCCGTTGTTATTGAATTTGCGCTGAATCTGCGTAAGTTCTGCAAACAGCTTCTCCAGCATCTTCTCGCCTATCGCTTCTTTGTCGAAACTCAGCATGTCGTCTGGGTCTGCATACTCACCGTGAACAACCGCCCGATATGTCAGATACAGCCTGTCAGCCAGCGCGTAATAGAATTGCGCTCGCTTATTGCGGAATACATCGCCAATAGTGCGAACGTTGTCGCCCTGTACGACTTCATCAGCCCATGCCCCGGCCTGATACGGTGCATCTTCATCGAATGGCGATTCGCTGCCCTTGAACATCGTGGCGGTGATTTTCTTGCCGGAGAACGCTTCCGTTGTCTGTCTGCGTAGCCCAGCACCAACACCATCACCATCCCACAGGTAATGGTCAGCGCCGTCTTCAATCGCCAGCGAAGTAGCCCAGTCAGCACCCTCGTTGATGTCCATCAGCAGACCTTCGGCAATGCGCTTAACTACCGAACCGTGACGCGATGCATAACCTTTAGCATCTGGCCCTGTATCTGACGGGTCATGCGCAGAGACAACCGCGCCTTTCGCTTTCCATCCGAGCTTCTTGTGCGCATCGGTTGCAGCTTCAAGCCATTCTCGTTTGATGATTGCCATATCACTTGCGCTTACCGGCTCACCAAGCCAGATGTGACGATACAGTGTCGGATTTCTGCGTTTACACTCTTCCATCTCAAGACGGAGAACTTCAGGAAAATGCGGGTTGTCGGTGTAGTTCACCGTCAGCAGGCAAATATCATCGGGAGGATTTACAACGAATCGCTGATAGGTATCGTCGAGTATGTTCTTCGGGTTAAAACTCACCCATATTTCAGAGAACGGCTTACGGATGGTCGGTATCAGGATATCCCATGATTCCTTCGTTACCGCTTCCGCTTCTTCCACCCAGCAGATATCAATGCCTTCGAGCGATTTAATCTTCGTCGGGTTGTTTTTGATGCCGTAGAACATGAATTCAGCATTCGTTCCGAGATGACGAATCATTGAACGCTGAATTTCAAACTCGGCCGAATACCCTTCACGCTCGATGGTGTCTTCAAGCAACCTGATTACCGAATCGCTGATACTGTTTTGCAGTTCACGAGCGCAGAGAATACGCACAGGCTGCCGACGCGCCGCTTCAACAAGCAGCCTCGCAATTGCCCATGATTTACCGCTACCTCGACCGCCTTTGGCGACTTTGTAGCGATGCGCCTCAATGAACGGTTCAAAGATAGGATTAATCGAGGTCATTTTCCGAATAGAGTGCTCATCGGTGATGTTTCAATCTGGATTGCGCCGCCGTCCTTACCGACAAGCTCGTTAGTTACCTTGTCGCCATACTTACGGGGATTCATTCGGGCCAACGCCCATTTGCGTGTATCAACGCGAAGTCTTGCCTTTGCCACCTCAGCAGCATCTGGAATCGCAGTGTCAGCAATTTCGAATATCTCTTCGAAAATAGAATCAGCTCGCGCCTCAGTTGCCTTCGCGTACTTGTCTCTAAATTCGTCATGCTCTGACAGCCAGCGAAATACAGTAGCCTTTGCTGGCATGCCGGGGCGCTTGCAAACCTTAACCAGACTTTCCCCGGAGGCAAGCAGCGCACAGATATCATCAGCCACCTCCGGCAGGTAATCCGAAGGGCGACCGACATTCTTTTTCTCAGTCGCCATATTGATTATTTCCCTTCTGCTTGCTTATCCCATTCATCGCGGAATTTGGATGGGTTGTCGAAACCTTGAGTTGCCATGTTTACGCTCCGGTAGTGAACAGGTCTAACGCTTCCTTCGATTTACGCACCGCTTCGATAGTGCGCGTCGTGATATCTGAATTAGCGCCACCTGACTGGAAGTGAATTTTGAATAGCTCAAGCTTCAGCTCGTCAGTGCCAATGAATTGAAATGCTTCTTCTGCGGCTGCGTTCTGGTTCATGACCAGTTTGTAAATCTCTAACTGGAATTTCTGTTCTTCAGTCATGGGAATAATCTCTGCCATTGTTGGCTCCGTTTATCCGTTAAAAGGGATATCAGTTAAGTTATCCCGTGTAGGGTATAAGCCATTATCAAAGCCACTCTGTAGGGAATGGCTTTTGTAATAACTACTGCTCGCTTAGCTTCTGCTTCAGCAAGTAACCTTCGAGCATCCAGATTTTGTTTACAGCATTTTGCCGGGAAATCTTCCGACCAATTTCTGCATCAAAGTTTTCCGGGCTTGCACAGGCACTCTCTCCGGTGACGGTGAAGCCATTCTTCAGCACCAGTACGCAGAAAGTGAGCAACTTCAATGGTGATAAATCACGATCGCCTTCTTCTGGTTTTTCCCTGCCACAATATTCGTTGCTGGAAATGGCACCATTTCGTCCATCATAAGCAGTAAAGTAATGCTCGCTTTTAATCACGTCTTCGATGTGCTGCGGGGTGATTCGCGGTGCCGTTTTGCCTTTCTCAACGATTTCTTTTTCGATTTGCTGGTCGTTCATAATTATGACCCTGTGGAGTGGTTGCTTGATTAGGATGTCTTTCCATCAGTCCGCCACTACAAAGAATCTTTTTTGCCATCAGGCAGGAGGTTCATCTTTCAGTGGCTGCCAGTGTTATTTCCCCACTTACTGGCTTGGGTTGTTTCGCGGTACTGCCGTAACTGGTTACCCAGAATAAATTCCGGTTTCATTATCAAGCCCACCCGTAGATAGGCTTTGTAATGCCTACATGGTTAAATGATTTGCCAGTCTTCAGCCATCAGGTCGCCAATGGATGGAACCCATGTAGCAAGGCGGTTCTGTGAGTTTTTCAATACAAGCGTGTCATTGAAAGTTGGCTCGCCAACATATTCGCCAAAGCCATAACCCAACGCAGACGCTAATTTTTCCCCTTTCACGAGATAAACAAACTGGTCTTTCCCATTCCATCCTGCCCGCTGCAAACTTTTGCCCTGTTTTAACGCTTCCATGGCAAGGCCGAAACTTAGCCCTGATACCGGACGATAAGCCTTTTCGAATACTTCTTTTGGACTCCAGCTAACGTAGCCATCAAAGCGATCGGTGTTAGGTTTTCCGCCATCCAGATATTCAACCAGATAGCCTTCGTCCTCGCCGTTTTCTCCGGCAGGAAGCTGCCAGCCACGAAAATCGTTATATGCCTGTCTCGTCATCGGAAAGGCGTTAATCAGTTTTACGCCAATATGCTGGGTCATAAAATTACCTATGGAGTTGGGAATAAAAAACCCCGCGAATGCGAGGCTAAATCCTGGTGTTTGTGATGACTGGCTCTTATCTCAACGCAGCCCCTTACCGCGCGCCAGATGCTCAATATCAAGCATCAGCAATGAGATGTTTAATCTGGATTCACTCCAGAAGTGATAACCACCATGTCTACAGAGCCAGATGTGAAGGATGATGAGTAAAATTATCGCTATCATCGAAGGCATTGCGTCCTGATGTACTCCTGCAGGTAGTTAACCTGCGCGGTTATCCTGTCGATTCCACTTCGGAGACGGTAATAATTGAGTTCAGCATCTGCTGTAAGTCTTGGGCTTTCTCCATCGCCCATGCTGCTGGCTCCGGTCGTTGACTTTGCACAGGTGGCGGCGACTTGCAGGCGCTTACGACCAGCAGAAACATCAGCACGGAGACTTTCGATAGTCGCGTTAGCATCAGCAAGCTCCTTTGTATATCTGGCATCGAGTTCTGCTACGTCACGTTGACGCTTCTGCATGTCAGCGATGATGGATGTGGCTTTGTCGCGCTGTTCTTTGTAGGCCATGGCGTTATCACGGTAATGATTAACAGCCCATGACAGGCAGACGATGATGCAGATAACCAGAGCGGAGATAATCGCAGTTACTCTGCTCATTGCTGCCCCCACAAACAGACTTCACGCTCAATCTCACGGCGAGTCATCAGCCCTTTCCATTGCTTACCGCCAGCGTATGTCCAGCGACGTAGCTGGTCACATGCGCCCTTGATATCGCCCTGGTTGATTTTGCGAAGAAGCGTCGATGTTCTGAAATTGCCTGCGCCCACGTTATAGACGAACGAATAAAGAGCGCCGCGCGTTGTTTCCGGTATATCGACTTTGATGTACGGGTTAATTTGTCTGGCGACCGTGGCAAGGTCTTTATTCAGGAGGGCTTTGCATTCTGCTTCGGTATACGTTTTACCGAGCATGATGTCTTTTCCGGTGTGTCCGTGGCATACAGTCCATACACCAACAATATCTTTGTATGGTATGTAGCTGACACCTTCCAGGCCATCGTTACCACTTGGTCCAGTGATTAACACAGATGCTATAGCAATAGCCCCGCCACTTATCGCCGCTATTACGCTATTTCGTAGTGCCGGTGACATTGCCATTCAATCTGTCCTCGCGCTCTTTGCGCTTGTAGTACCAGTTGATGCCAAATGTGCCGACAGTACAAAGAATACCAATGATGACAGCCCAGTCATTCAGGGAGAGAATGCCACCCATCGCAGTCAGTCCTCCGAAGCTGTAACTGAACCATTCTCTGATTTTGTCCATACGGTACATGCTCTACCCCTTCATTGAGGGGATTTGCTCTATTTAATTAGGAATAAGGTCGATTACTGATAGAACAAATCCAGGCTACTGTGTTTAGTAATCAGATTTGTTCGTGACCGATATGCACGGGCAAAACGGCAGGAGGTTGTTAGCGCGACCTCCTGCCACCCGCTTTCACGAAGGTCATGTGTAGAAGGCCGCAGCATAACTATCACTGATGAATTCAGGACAGCCAGTGGCTACGGCTCAGTTTGGGTTGTGGCGGCCGGAATCGAACCGGCTTCCATCGGTGCGCTGCCGATTGCAGTACGCGCGGCGGTCAGCTACATGACTAGTATTTTCACTGTCGCCTATCTGCTAGCTCGCCATTGAGCTTCACCACAACGATAAGAGCACTGCGCGGCACCTTTCACCAATTCCGCGAGGTCTGCGGGTTCAATGCTCTTACCTGTTGTGTGCCCATTATTAATCACACCGGGCCAGTGCGCCGAATTTGTTTACAAGGAGTCGGAAGACCTTGCTGACTTACAGGCTATTACGCCGCCATCAGAACAACATCATCGTTTGCATTTATCTTTGTGGTCAGTTTCTAAAAACCCGCAAAGTCGCCAACTCTGACGAAAACTATCGTTGTGCTGCCACAACGATAAGAGCACTCGGTGCATTTAAGCCAAGCCCCATAAGGGAGAATGCTCTTACCTGTTGTGCAAACAAAAAAAGCCACCGTTGCAACTTAAGAGTCACTAACGGCAGCTTATGTGAATAGTGTTGCTCATTTGCTCAATGATGTCAACACGTTCTATGCTACATGTTTAATTTTCTCTACACGTTTCCGGTTTTTAAACGCACTATCCAGAACCGGATAAATCATAAACAACGAGGCATTAAGGATTTCGTCAACTTCCCGTCGACAGGTTGCGAGCGATGGTTTTTGAATGCGCCCGCCGCCACGGCATAACATCTTGCGAGGTCTTGCGACGAGATGATAGTAAGATGCAATGGCGTGCTTGGAAGATCCATGGGCGTAGTAGCTGAGGAGGATGCCAAAGGCTTTCTTGTCAATGTACATGACGGAATCGACGACCTGAGAAATCAACATTCCATCATCATCATTGCACATTGGCCTTGTCATAACTCTTCCCGGCTCTACGCTCTCCATGAACTTCGCTATTACGCTGCTCATGCGCTTTTCCAGACGACCTGAATAAACCCATGCGCCCCACAGTTCAAGCCAGCCATTCAGCCACTCATGCTGTTCTTTGGTGAGGTTTAGTTCTCTTATGCTCATCGTCTTCCTCTCTTGCCCTGTTTGACCATCAGGACGCCGTTAACTATTACGTGACGCTCGCCTTTGCTGTCTCGGTTGTACTTGAGCACTGTTCCTCTTGCGCAGGAAAGCATCCTCGCCACTTCGGTCTGATTGCCTCGTGTCTGGATAAGAAGCTCTGGTATCGTTTGAATTGTGGCGTTCATGCGTTCTCCAGTTCGGTGATTTTTATTCCAAGCCGTCCGCCTGGTACTTTCACACCACGAATTACGCGAATGTCATCGAATTGCTCGTCGTCTTCCGCAAATCCGGCGTGGATAAGGGAGTCGAGTAAACCTTTCAGGATGTTATCGAGGTCGCGGCGGCGGGAGTCTGGAACGTCTGCGATTACTTTGATGCGGAGTCGTGATTTGGTGAAAATGTCTAACTTGAGTTGGCGGATGATTTGCTGAACGTCTTTTCGGTATTTCTGGCCTTTATCGCTGATGTAGTATTGGCTTCCCCGTCTTCGCCAGTAGGTATTCACCGACGGCGGGTATGGAAGCACAAACTGATATTCGTTCATGACTTAATCTTCCCCTCCTTCAGCAGTATCGCCTGCGTCCTGATCACGCCTTCGAGGTGGTAAAGTCTGGCGTCTTTGTTGTCGAGATTATGGGTGCGTCTGTCGATTTCATCGTGACACGCGCTACAAGCCCATGCGCCGATCAGGTCTTCAGGCTTCATTCCAGTTCCGCAAATTCCAGCCATCCGGTAATGTGCCAGAACTGTAGTTTCAGGATTACCATTGCATATGCCGTAAATACGAACCTGGCATTCTCTGCCGCGCGCTTCTTTGCGTAGGTTAGCCATTAAGCAGCCTCCCCTGTTACTTTCAGCATTCCGTTATCGAGCAGCTTTCTGGTCAGCCACTGTTGACCACGCCCGGTGATTTTTGTGGTGAACGATATCTGTATTCCGTGATTTGTGTTGACCGCTGTTTCTTTCACTGTGAAATAGCCGCGATCCATATATTCCTGCATTGGCACATTGCGCCGGGAACCTGAAGCAATAAGGATTTTGTGATCGCGCATCCACGCAAACAGTTTGTTTGGACCAATTCCAACAACCTTTGCATAGTTTCCAATCAAAATTCCGCTGGCCTCGCCAACGCGATCGGCAAACTCAACTTTAGGTGCGGCAATTGCGAGCTGGTTTTCCAGCTGCATTTTCTGCTCAGCAAGATCAGCAGCAAGGCGCAACGCTTCCGGTAGCGTTTTGGGGATATTAACCGCAGCTTCTTCAAGCTCTCGCCAACGGTCAACAAGGCGAGCGGTGAACTCTGGCGACAACTGGGCAACAACGACAATACTGTCTCGCTTACCTTGTTCGCCCTCGAAGACGTAATGCTCGTACTGAACATTGAACCCTAAGTTATTGATTCTTTCGGAAACCTCAATTTGAGGAAGCCGGATAACACCATTTTTAGCCAGCGTTTCGATGGTACGTTTCACATTGTCATGACGCTTACCCACCAACTCAGCGATTTCAATGCTTGTCATTTTGATGGCATTGCCATTTATTAACTCATTCATCGTCTTCTTCCTCGTACATTGAGCTATTCGGATCGCTCATCAGTTCTGCGCAGCAATCGGAGCACACGTGAACTTCCAGCATATGCAGCTTCTGACCGCAGTTAGCGCACGTTAAAGCCCGCTCGACGCTTTCTTGTTCGTAACTTCGATTTGGGTCAATCACCTTGTTTTCCTCGCACGTTCTCTAAGCCACCGGATATCCCACAGGTGAGCTGTGTAATTGAAGGTTTTTACGTCAGATTCTTTTGGGATTGGCTTGCGTTTATTTCTGGAGCGTTTCGTTGGAAGGTATTTGCAGTTTTCGCAGATGATGTCGGTGATGCTTCGTCGCTGTCGTCTCATTCGTACCTCCTGTCGGTAAATCTGACACCCTGACCAATAGCCCATGCTGTCGTGTACTCAATCAGACTTGCCATACGCTTCACACTCATCTGCGCGCTACTTTCGCGAATGTTGACGTATTCGCCTTCAAGCCCGGGCAAAACATCAGCTTCCTGTTTTGTTGCCACTGCATGACCGCTGATCAACAAAACCTTCCATTGTTCCGGTTTTAACCATTTATCGCGCCACTGAACTTGCCTAGCGATATCTGCGACCATCGCGTGAAATTTTGCGTTCTGGTCAAGATTGCGCTTGTAGTCAGTAATGCGGATGGTAACTGGCTTGTCTTTATCGAGTGGTGTTGCGAGGATGGCGTTGATTGCGGCTTGCTGTTGTTGCTTAGTTCGGAGGAATATTGTTTGCTTCACTGAACACTCCTTTATTTTTTATGCCTGTAACCCCATTCTTCCAGCAACCTTGCGGCGTACCACCCAAGAAACAAAGGAAAGAACATTACAATGAGATATTCCCCGCCACGGTCAATGTTCGAAATTGACCAGATTACGATGTAACCAGTGCAGAACAGGAATATTACAAACCCCAAAAAGCTACTTCGTCGACTCATGCTCACTCCTTCACTTTTATTCCAGCGGCGCGGATGTTTTCCTCATAAGCATCCATTGCATCACCGAAGCCATTGGAATAATCAACAGTAAACCCTTTGGCTAATGCTTCTCTGCTGTCGATAAACTTTGGCGCGATTATTTCAATAGCTGCTCGCGATGCCTGCCATAAAGCCCACCACTCATTTAAGGAGTGACGAATATCCATGCTTGAAAATGCAAAGTACCTATCACCATTTCTTGCCTCGGTTATCATCTCGAATGGTAATCTCAATTTTTTGGCAACGTATTCCTCAAACTGCTTTCTTGATTCGTCCATCGATACTTACCCTCAGTTCAACTCACAAAACGCCACGCCATTTTTGCTACGACAACAGGCATAACACCGATAATCACCCAGACAAATGCAGCGCCAAACAACGTATACCATGGGTCTTTACCGTCATTCACAAGACGAATGTAGCTATGCAGAACAATAAAAAACGTCAGAAGAATCCATCCAACGCCAACGCATTTGAATGCGACGAGCATAAACTCAGCCACGATTTACTCTCCCCCAAATAAAAAGGCCTGCGATTACCAGCAGGCCTGTTATTAGCTCAGTGATGTAGATGGTCATCAGAATCCTCCTTTCTTCTTGGATTGCGGTTCCTCGCGTTCACGGCGGCGCATTTCAGCAGACTGTTGGTCTGTGTCATAAATAGCGCCATTTGCCTGAATGCAATACACCGTGCCGGTATTGCCATGACGGTTGAGACGAAGGATTAGTTCGGTTTCACCAGGTGGAACACTGTCATCAAAAGCACCTTCCCGATGGATCCCCACCCAATAATCGCAATCCTGTTCAATCTGCCCTGTATCGCGCGAGTCACTTGGTAATGGGCGTTTATTGGTTCGGCTTTCCAATGCGCGGTTAAGCTGTGTCAGAAGCACAACAACGCAATCAAGCTCTTTGGCAAGGTTCTTCAGTCCTTTGGTGATCATGCCGTATGCAAGGTCGTTGCGATCGGCCTTTTCAGCGGTCATTAGCGTCAGGTAATCGACCAGAATCATGCCAACGCATCCTTTTTCTCGTTTGATTCGACGGCTTTCGCTGACGATTTGAGCCAGAGATAATCCCGGCGTGTCGTCGATGTAAAGCAGGTCGATTTCACTCAAGCGATTGGCTGTCTCGATCGCCCTGTTGAAGTCACCATCGTAATCACCCTGATAGCCGTCATCAGCGTCATTTGTCGCCGGAAGGTAAAAAATATTCGGGTTCACACCTGACTTCTGCCCTACCAGTTTTTCCAGTATCTGGTCACCGGGCATTTCAAGGCTGAACATCAGAGCGGGCTTTTTCTCATGCACTGCGCAGTTGATTGCCATCTGGCTGTATAGCGTCGTTTTCCCCATCTTAGGGCGAGCGCCAATGACAAACAGAGAGCCTTTCACCAGACCTTTCGGTGACAGCATCCTGTCCAGCGATGGGATCCCTGTGCTCATTCCCCGTTGTTCGCCTGATGGGTCAAATCGCTTCTCAAGGTCGCTAACCCAGTCTTCCATGACCTCACCAAATGAACGAAGGCCGCGACGCGATCCGGTTTTTGCATGGTCTGTCAGTTGCGTGAAAATCGACTGAATAGCTTCGTACTTCTGCGTTGCAGTCATTCCGTTGCGGGAATAGAGCAATTCCGTCGCTTCAGTCATGCGGTTGATGGCGTAGCGTTCCATTGCGGTTTCACGAACCTGCATTGCATAGGCAACGATGTTTGCGGCGCTTGGCGTGTTCTTTGCGATCTCAGCGATATAAGCAAAACCGCCAACAGACGCCGTTAATGATTTGCGCTCCAGTTCATCGAAAAGCGTCAGCCCATCTACTGGCTTTTGCTCCCGGTGCATTCTGGTTATTTCATCGAAAATGATTTTGTGTGGTCGGCTGTAAAATGAATCAGGCTTCAGCATCGCCAGAACTTTCCGGACGCGCTCACTGCTGTCATCATCCAGAAGCAATCCACCAATAACCGCCTGCTCTGCCTCGATGCTATGGGGCGGCGCATAAAAATTATCGGTCATCGTGTTCACCCTCACGAACTTTCAGGTAGGTATTGTCGTTAAGCAGGAAATCAAATCCCTTTTTGTGCCAGACGGTTCCGCGTTGATGGTTTGGGCGTTCTTCGAACATCCATCGGCAATTTTCGCCTACGTAGCTCAAATAATTTCTCCAGTCCTGCATCGTGAACCCATGCCCGTCAAGCTGGCGGGTTATCACTCCGGCTTTGCGCCAGAACGTTCGGATCTGGTTTTTACGCTTGTCATTCAGTGCGCGGATTCTTGGCGCTTCAGGAAGGATTTCGTGGTAAGCATCGACAACATCCTGACAGCTAACGGAAGGTTTTTTCTTGTCAGACTTTTTGTCTGCTGTGGCACTCTCTAATACGTCAGTATTAGAGATATTATTTATATTATTGTTTATGGACAACCGTTGGACAACCGTTGGACAATCTCCGCTGAGATCCGCGCCATTACTGGTGTTTGCGTTGGACAACCGTTGGACAACCGTTGGACAATTTTTTGCCTGAAAATCGTCATATTTAACGATTGTAAACAGGCTAAATTTCTTCCCCATCGAGCAAATATTAAGCATCCCTTTCGACTCAAAAGTCCGTAATAAGCTCCGAACTTTGTTGTCGGGGATGAATGTTTCTCTGACCAGCGACGGGCGTCCAGTTATCATCTGACCGCGATCAACAGTTATCGGACCGATATCCGTATTGACGACAGTAGATTCGTGATTAGCCTTGAGGATTAAGTGAAGCCAAAGATGTACTGCCTGAGAGTCCTTATAGAGCCTGCTGTCCATAAACTGGCGGTGTATAGAGACATACCCCATACTGGATGCCTCCTGATGTTGTACAGGGTTATGCCTGTAATCAGCTAACTTAACGACGCCCATGTTTCACTCCTGCTTTGGCTAGTCTGTAAACACCAACAAGGCGCTCTGCGAACGCCCTGTTATTTGCTGCGGCTACCACTAATCCCTCAGGTGAATCAGGGTGTCGAATCTCTTCTTTTTCCTGGTATTTCTTACGACGTTTTGTCATAATGACTCCTGTGGATTGATCCAGTCTTTCTACATCAGGCCTCGAAGAATTCGCCGTTCTTCGGGGCTTTTTCTTTTGTCAGCATTCTGGCTACTTTCTTAGCCAGTTCCGCCAACTCCTCGTCTTCAACACCCCATTCAAGAACAGCCAGAAGCATTCCCATTTTGGGGATGAAGCTGTCTTTCCATCGCGAAATTTGCGATTCATTAATCCCTAACGCGTCGGCAACCTTTCGCTGACCACGTACAGCAATTCGATTCAGGATGTTGCTTGTAATTGCATTCGCTTTCTTGCGAGTACTTGTAAGTTCCATATGTAAGTATTTCCTTAACAAATAAGAAGTTATGCGCATCAACTTATGTGCGTTGTATTCCCGCATTTCGGCGGGAATGAGGACCATGACTGTTAAAGAGCAATTTGCTTATGCCGCTTTGCGGTAAGCGCTTTCTTGATACTTCAGGGCGCCAGCTGTAACGACTTCCAGTCGATAGGCGTCTTTCTCTGGGATGACTTCCTTCCACTGAGAGACTGCTGCGTCGCTAATGCCTAACGCTTTAGCTACAGCACGCTGGGTTCCGAAGTGGTCGATAACATCTTTCTTGTACATAGACTCGCTCCGAAATTAAAGAACACTTAAATTATCCACCAAAGGAATCTTAAGTCAAGTTTATTTAAGATGTCTTAACTATGAAAACTCAATTGATGGGAGAGCGCATTCGCGCTCGGAGAAAAGAACTCAAGATCAGGCAGGCCGCACTTGGAAAGATGGTCGGCGTGTCTAATGTTGCCATATCTCAGTGGGAACGCTCTGAGACAGAGCCAAATGGAGAGAATCTTCTCGCCCTGGCTAATGCGTTGAAGTGTTCCCCTGACTATCTGATGAAAGGAGAGGAAAGTCTTTCAAACATTGCCTATCACAGTAGGCATGATCCAAGAGGGTCATACCCTCTGATTAGCTGGGTGAGCGCAGGATGCTGGATGGAAGCTGTAGAACCATATCATAAGCGTGCAATAGATAACTGGTACGATACAACCGTAGACTGTTCAGAAGATTCGTTTTGGTTGGACGTGAAGGGAGACTCAATGACGGCTCCGGCCGGTCTCAGTATCCCTGAAGGAATGATAATACTCGTCGATCCTGAAGTAGAGCCGCGTAACGGGAAACTGGTAGTTGCAAAGCTCGAAGGAGAAAACGAGGCAACTTTCAAGAAGTTAGTTATTGATGCAGGCAGGAAGTTTCTAAAACCACTTAACCCACAATATCCGATGATCGAGATCAACGGAAACTGCAAAATCATCGGCGTAGTTGTCGATGCAAAACTAGCAAACCTTCCATAAGGGGGCATTCGCCCCTTTTTTTTATTTCCTTTAAAAATCAAAGCCAAACTTAAGTCACGAAAGAAAATTTAAGTTTTCTTCAAAAATATTCTTGACCGTTAATTAAAGAGATCTTAAATTTAAGCCATCAGCAGGACGCTGGTAGCCAAACGGAATAGATTGGCAGGCTCTTTAACATTGATGGGATTGTCCCGCCGAAATGCGGGAACTGAGTTTAACCAAACAGGAGGTGCCGTAATGGTGCACTAACGCGGTTAGACCGCAGCCGAAAGGCAATGCAGCAGTAATGATGCTGCCCCGAGTCGCGTAATGGCGAGCAGGTTTAGCAGACCGATGTGAGGGTAAATAAGGGAACATGCTCCGGAAAGGCAGCGCGAATGCCAGACGCGCACCGGTTATCAGCGGCTAATAAGCGACAGAGACTCAAGGGCATGAGCGCGCTCACTGCGAGAGTGTGAGTCAAAGAGTAGTTGGCTTTGGGGTGACGTGAAGTGCAGCTGCACGACGGCAACCGGAAGATAAGCACCCGGCGCGTCACCGCCAAAGTCAATTCCATAGGCGTTATGCAGCCGCCACCATATTCAAGAAAGCTGCACAAGAGGTAGGAGGATTTATGTGAATACTTACATTCAATTGAGAGATTAATTAAATAGAACTGATCGAGCAGAGTCCATAAAGGCTCATAAATGCTCTTCCATCCCCGTCTAATTGGCGGGGAAGGAAACCACTTTGTAATAAAAAAATTCCAAAGTTGTTTCATCGGAGGTCAACATGACAGTAGTCATTACATATCTGGCTGACGATAACGCCAGAAATCGCCGCAGAGCACACAGACAGGCTCAACGTGAACAGGCAATGCAAGAACAGCGACTGGCGCGAAAGATTGCGCTAAAGCTCTCTGGTTGCGTCAGAGCAGATAAAGCAGCATCACTCGGAAGCCTTCGCTGCAAGAAGGCAGAAGAAGTAGAGAGTAAACAGAATCGTATTTACTACCGCAAGCCACGCAGTGAAATGGGTGTGACTTGTGTTGGTCGCCAGAAAATGAAATTAGGCAGCAAACCACTTATTTGAGGTGAGATATGACAAAATCATGGAGCGTACCTTTTCCTGAATCAGAAACTGAACATGATGGAATGCCTGTTTTCTGGAGATTCCAGGCGACAGTTGAAGAAGATGGGATAAAAATATTCGCACTTCAATATATAGCTTTTCATCAGACAGAGCATTATGCATGGTTGGTTCCTGCGCATTGGATTGTTAATTTTAAACCAGCACCAAATCAGTGGTTACAGGAATGGAAACAAAGGAGAAATAGATATGCAATTAAGAAAGTAGCAAAAAATGCAGAAAGATCTTTTGCATTCCCAACGAAGAAACTTGCCATTGAGAGTTTATTGCGCCGGAAGAAATACCATTTAATGAGAATCAAACAAGATTTGGCTGTTGTATCAACTCTTGTTGATGGGATGAAGAATATTGATACATCAACACCAGATATTGAATATAACTTTGGGCACAACCAAGAAACAGAAAATTGGGTATTTTATTAGTACGAGTAAGCACTGTGTATTCATTCCAACGAGTGAATACACGGAGCAATGTCGCTCGTAACTAAACAGGAGCCGACTTGTTCTGATTATTGGAAATCTTCTTTGCCCTCCAGTGTGAGGGCCTTTTTATATGCATACCAATAACGCTTCACTCGAGGCGTTTTCGTTATGCAATCAAACAGAAGGAGCATCCTATGCAACAGTTCGCTATTGCAGGGGCGGCATCGGTTCGCCCTTTCAACCCGATTTTATCGGTACAGCATTCACGAAAAAATATTTTAACCGGAGCAGACTTTAAACAACCAAGAATGAAAAGTTTGCTCGAAAAGCTTTGGGATATTTTGAAACAACAAGGCCGTCCATGAGTTTTACAGATAACTGGTCAGACGAAGAATTCATTCGTCAGATGAAAGAATTAATCGGTAACGAAGGAGATATTCATGTCACTTGCAACCACAGTGAAGGAGAGCAAGTTACAGAGACGCATGTACACGCAGCAGGCGTTAATGTATCGCCAGAAGGGAGATCGTGAAGGTGTTCGCGTATTTTTAAATGCGGCAAAGACTGAAGTATTAAATCAGCGTTATTTCCTTGGGCCATGCCCATTCTGAGAACAAACATATGAGCAAAGAATTTTACGCAAGACTGGCAGCTATTCAGGAGAACTTGAACGCGCCAAAGAATCAGTACAACTCATTCGGTAAATATAAATACAGAAGCTGCGAAGACATTCTTGAAGGCGTTAAGCCGTTACTGAATGGCCTGTTTTTATCAATCAGCGATGAAGTTGTGTTGATTGGTGATCGGTATTACGTGAAAGCCACGGCAACTATTACCGATGGCGAAAACAGTCATACGGCAACCGCTCTTGCACGAGAGGAAGAAAGCAAGAAAGGAATGGATTCTGCACAAGTTACGGGAGCTACAAGCTCTTATGCACGCAAGTATTGCCTCAATGGTTTGTTCGGCATTGATGATGCGAAAGATGCAGATACCGACGAGCATAAACATCAGCAGAACGCAGCAGCAAAGCAATCAAAACCATCACCTACACCTGAACAGGTTCTAAAAGCATTCACTGACGCAGCATTGCAGAAAAACACCGTGGAAGAGCTTAAACAGGCGTTCGCCAAAGCGTGGAAGATGCTCGAAGGCACACCGGAGCAGCACAAAGCGCAGGACGTTTACAACATCAGACGAGACGAATTAGAAGGAGCTGCTGCTTAATGGCACATTCGATTACTGTAAGACTAAACAAGCCCGCAAGAGAGTTTCAGGCCGGGGAAAATATCGGATTCAACATCCGTGCTGGCGTTCAGTATTACGATCGCCAGACAAAAAAGAAAGAATGGACAAACTACAGCACCGTTGTATTTGCCAAGCCGGGAGCGCAAGCGGATTACTACCGTAGTGTTCTTGTTGAAGGTGGCATTGTGGAAATTACCGGAGAAAACATCAGGGTTGATGTTTATCAGGGGCAAAATGGTCAATCCATCACTCTTGAATTACTGAATGCAAAGATTGGATTTGCAACTTCAGGAAACAGCCCGCAGCAGCAAAGTAGTAACCAGCAGAACACTCCTGTATACGACGATTCCATCCCATTCTGATTTAGAAAAATAAGGATTTAATTATGCCAGCGCCTCTGTATGGTGCGGATGACCCGCGCCGCTGTTCCGGCAATTCCGTATCGGAGGTGCTGGATAAATTCAGGAAAAACTACGACCTGATAATGTCGCTACCGCAGGAAACGAAAGAGGAAAAGGAATTTCGCCATTGTATATGGCTTGCAGAGAAAGAAGAACGCGAGCGAATTTACCAGACATCAATCCGACCATTCCGCAAAGCCACATACACCCACTTCCCTGAATATATCGACCCGCGCCTGCGTAATTACCGCTCACGCTATGGCGCTATCAGTAATGACTGAGGAATTAACAATGAAAACAATGAAGCTAAACATCGACCTCGGAAAATACGTTATTACCGGAACAAAACACGATCTGATTCTTAGCGAAAGAGGAATTATCAAAGAAGACGAGAATGCAGGGAAAGAAACACTAAGTCGTATCGGTTATTACAGCAAGTTTGAGCATCTGGTTAAAGAGTTATGCAACCGTGAAATCCTGTTATCTCAGGCGCAGACGCTACAGGATATTCAGCAGCATATCGAGACTTTAGGTGTGTCACTTAGCATGGCTATTGACCAGTTCGTGGAGAGTAAATCATGAGAGGACTTGCATACAATCCCGGCATTCTTCCGGCAGAAATGATTATTCGCCAGCGCGTAAAGCCAATGCCATCGAGAGAGGAATTGCTTAAGAGAAATTCTTTTCCATCAGTGAATCAAAACAAATATCTGAATGCGATGTGGCGTAAAGGAGGCAACCAGTGAGCAAGATTGACTATCAGGCACTGCGTGAGTTAGCAAAACAGGCAACACAGGGCGAATGGGTCGCATTCATTTCGCCGGGCACTGATACATATGCGGTGCATACGCCGGGGGATGAACGTTGCGGAGACATTATCAAATGGCCTGGCTTTGACGGCCAGAAAAATGCAGAGAACAACGCAGAATTTATCGCAGCTTTCAACCCTAAAGTAGTGCAGGCACTGCTGGATGAACGGGAAAGAAACCAGCAATATATCAAACGCCGCGACCAGGAGAACGAGGACATTGCGCTAACGGTAGGGAAGCTGCGTGTTGAGCTTGAGGAGACAAAATCAAAACTCAACGAGCAGCGTAAGTATTACGAAGGTGTTATCTCGGATGGAAGTAAGCGCATAGCAGAACTGGAAGCACGGGAAATAAAACCAGCCAAAGGTGAAGTTCTTGTCGTTGTTTCTGGTTTTACTGGTTGCGGAAAAAGCGCCATTGCCGGGGAAATAGAAATCGCGATGAAGGCTATTGGTGTACCGGTTCAGTGGACTAATGGCGATGCGGAAAAGCGCATGACAGGAGCTGACTGGCTGACAGCGATTGAGATGTACAAACCAACAGTGCGCATCGTGGAAGTTAATGTGCCACGCGCCGCAGGCATTCGCATCAAAGAGGGTGAGTAGTGCGTGTGGCATGTATCGGCTTGTTACCGTACCCGACTCGTTTTTGGGCTTCTGCGCTAATTGCAAAGCCACATGTCCTGATAGCTGACAACATCATCCCGGCACCAAAGCGCCGCCATACCGGTATTGCAGCGGCACGACGAGCAGCAAAGAGACGCAGGAGAGCAAAACGATGAAAAACCGTAAAGCAAAGATTCTGTTAGCTCGCAGAAACGGTGTTGGGGTCTGGCGATGGGTGAGGATTAGTAACAGACGAGTGAGGTTGATGGGGTGTTGCGGGGTGATGGGTCACAGTTGTTGCAAAAAGCCCAGCGCGGCGCAAAACCGCTGGAAAAACTACTTGCGGACTAAAGGAGAGTGATATGGCTATCGCTGCAAGTTACACCATGCATCTCTATTGTGATTGTCGCCAGTGTACGGAAGGTGTATATCCAGTGCCAGACTTCGGTGAGTATATCGGTACGTCATGGTCTGGTTGTGCAAAAGAGGCCCGTAAAGACGGGTGGCGAATAAGCAAAGACAAAACACGTACTTTTGCGCCCGGGCATAAAGTTTTGAGGATTAACACATGACCACTATTACCAAAGAACGTATTGAATTGTTCATTAAAAATCCGCTTGAAAACGGGCTTACTCGTGGCGAACAAATGGAACTGGCACGAATTGCACTGGCATCACTGGAACGCGAACAGATTCGCCACGAGCATGCCAAATGGTCTGACTCCACATTTGGCTGCGTTGGCCCCATTGGTCCACTGAAACACCTCTCAAAAGAGGCACTGGAAGCCGCAGCCGAACCAGACGATCTTAGCGAGTGGGCTGATATGCAGTTCCTGTTGTGGGATGCACAGCGCCGTGCTGGTATCAGTGATGCTGAAATTACCGCTGCTATGGAAAATAAATTGAAGATCAACATGGAACGCCAGTGGCCTGAACCAAAAGATGGTGAGCCTCGCTTGCACATTAAAGAACCCGGCAACTCTCCGGTAACTCCGGATGGCTGGATAAGCTGTAGTGAGCGAATGCCGGATACCAAAACAGCCGTTCTTGTTGCCGTGGAGTTTGACAGGAAAGGTGACTGGCGAATGAAATGGGCGACTTACATCCCGGGTCATCCTGACGCTAATGATGGGTGGATAATTCCTGGTGCGTCGTGGAAACCGTCACACTGGATGCCGCTACCAGAGCCTCCACTTTGAAAGCGAAGCTTATACATATCTTTTACATCAGCAATCTATTGTTAATCTCCAATCAATGTTACGTTGTCATCTCACTCATGCTTTGGAGGTAGTGATATGTCTTGTCCAAAATGCGGTTCTGGAAATATTGCAAAAGAAAAAACAATGCGTGGATGGTCTGGTGATTATGTGTGCTGCGATTGCGGATACAACGACTCTAAAGACGCATTTGGAGAGCGTGGTAAAAACGAGTTTGTTAAAATTAATAAAGAACGCGAAGGCAACGAAAAAAGCTAATTTATTTATTCATATATGAAAACAATGTAACCAATATTCGAATTGAAGAACTGAAAGAACACCAAGCCGCCTGATGGCGGTTTTTTATTGCCTGATTTGCAGGTTCGATTCCCTATTCGGAGATAGCACTCATGCAACACGAACTACAGCCTGATTCACTGGTTGATTTGAAATTCATCATGGCTGATACTGGCTTCGGTAAAACCTTCATCTATGACCGGATTAAGTCCGGAGACCTGCCTAAAGCCAAAGTTATCCACGGGCGAGCAAGATGGTTATATCGTGACCATTGTGAATTCAAAAATAAGCTCTTAAGCCGCGCCAATGGGTAAAATAGCGGGTAAAATATTTCTCACATCTAAAAAACACCATTCCAATCAATCCCCTGCCGCCTCAAGTAGATGTCTGCAGGGGACACCAGATACCCTTCAAACGAAATCTACCTTCACCCCGTAAAAGATGGGTTTGGCAGCACACTTGCCTTATATCTACTCATTTTTACTGCAACAGGTTGAAATCTCAGCACTGTCAGAAAGCGCTGATGACTAAACAGCCCTGAGCCGGGCGATGTAACCATCACACAGAATCCTGATAGCGAAATATGGCGTGACTCGATACTTCACTCCGCAATGCATTCCTTGATGAATTCGCAGGACCGTGATACACGGGACAGGTCACTGAATGACGACAATGTCCTGGAAATCAGCGAACCGCGCATCTGAAGTACATTTGAGCGACTGTACCAGAACATGAATGAGGCGTTTGGATTAGGCGATTATTAGCAGGGCTAAGCATTTTACTATTATTATTTTCCGGTTGAGGGATATAGAGCTATCGACAACAACCGGAAAAAGTTTACGTCTATATTGCTGAAGGTACAGGCGTTTCCATAACTATTTGCTCGCGTTTTTTACTCAAGAAGAAAATGCCAAATAGCAACATCAGGCAGACAATACCCGAAATTGCGAAGAAAACTGTTTGGTAGCCTGCGTGGTCAAAGAGTATCCCAGTCGGCGTTGAAAGCAGCACAATCCCAAGCGAACTGGCAATTTGAAAACCAATCAGAAAGATCGTCGACGACAGGCGCTTATCAAAGTTTGCCACGCTGTATTTGAAGACGGATATGACACAAAGTGGAACCTCAATGGCATGTAACAACTTCACTAATGAAATAATCCAGGGGTTAACGAACAGCGCGCAGGAAAGGATACGCAACGCCATAATCACAACTCCGATAAGTAATGCATTTTTTGGCCCTACCCGATTCACAAAGAAAGGAATAATCGCCATGCACAGCGCTTCGAGTACCACCTGGAATGAGTTGAGATAACCATACAGGCGCGTTCCTACATCGTGTGATTCGAATAAACCTGAATAAAAGACAGGAAAAAGTTGTTGATCAAAAATGTTATAGAAAGACCACGTCCCCACAATAAATATGACGAAAACCCAGAAGTTTCGATCCTTGAAAACTGCGATAAAATCCTCTTTTTTTACCCCTCCCGCATCTGCCGCTACGCACTGGTGATCCTTATCTTTAAAACGCATGTTGATCATCATAAATACAGCGCCAAATAGCGAGACCAACCAGAAGTTGATATGGGGACTGATACTAAAAAATATGCCGGCAAAGAACGCGCCAATAGCATAGCCAAAAGATCCCCAGGCGCGCGCTGTTCCATATTCGAAATGAAAATTTCGCGCCATTTTTTCGGTGAAGCTATCAAGCAAACCGCATCCCGCCAGATACCCCAAGCCAAAAAATAGCGCCCCCAGAATTAGACCTACAGAAAAATTGCTTTGCAGTAACGGTTCATAAACGTAAATCATAAACGGTCCGGTCAAGACCAGGATGAAACTCATACACCAGATGAGCGGTTTCTTCAGACCGAGTTTATCCTGAACGATGCCGTAGAACATCATAAATAGAATGCTGGTAAACTGGTTGACCGAATAAAGTGTACCTAATTCCGTCCCTGTCAACCCTAGATGTCCTTTCAGCCAAATAGCGTATAACGACCACCACAGCGACCAGGAAATAAAAAAGAGAAATGAGTAACTGGATGCAAAACGATAGTACGCATTTCTGAATGGAATATTCAGTGCCAT